ATATACAAATATACCATACCCTCCTTCTCTTCCAGAAGGATCTATGAATATAATCTACTAATTAAAGAAATTAGCGTAGGCATCATACATAGACTTAGGTGTTGATTTCACCGGTTCTTTGTATGTACCTGCTTCCAATTCTCTTAATCTAGATAGATACATAGTTGAACTATTTACGATATTAGAAACTAAGTAATTACTTAGATCAAAATTGTAGGAATAATCTGATTCACCAATTGATGAACCATACATTATTTCTTCAGTTTGATTTATTTTTCTAAATCCTAAGTTAAATATTTTTCCAGTGTTTAGAAGAGAAAGCGTTTTATTCCTTTCTTTTCCTAATACATGGTCAACATTTAACATTAATAATTCTTTTGATTTGTCTCTGTAATTGAGAGAGTTTATTTCTCATTTACCGACATTATCAATATAATTATTAATATAGTTAACTATACCTGTAAAGATAGGATATTTGTTCAACTCGTTTGGGTCATCAAGATTATAAATGGTTTTACCATTTATAACTTTTTGAGCCAAATCTTGTAAAGCAAATAAACTATCTTGAACGGAGCTTCCCATACCCAAACCGATAACCTCATCGTACGTAGTACGAATTAATTGGTCGTTTGGAATCATAAACTGTTCATTTTGTATATTCAAACATAGCAATTCTCTTAGAGAATCATATGTTGAATAACCAAATGAATAGTCAAGTGATTTATGGAAAGTATAGATCTTCATTCTAAATTTCTTATTATCAAATTTCTTTGATAATTTGAAACTTAGTCCTCTGTAAAGAGAAGAAAGAATACATGGAAGGTTCTTACAAGAACTAATGTAATTCCCTTTAACTTTATAAAAGTCATAGAGATTTACCATTACTATAAAAGGATTATTGATATTATCAACAATTCCTCTCATAGGCAATCCAGTAATTTCTTTCCCTTTACTGAATCATCTTTTTGCAAATTCATATGTATCTTTCGATACATGTGTTTTACTTTCAGATAATTCAACACCTAAATAATTCATTCATTTCATATAAGTCTTGGCAACTTTATCGTTTTTTATGACGATATCATCACCAAGTAATATATAATCTGAAAAATTATTTATACCATTTAGTTTTGCACACCAGTGCACAACTAAATGATGTGTAAGTGTAAAGGCAGCTCAAGAAGAATAAGAACCCATAGGTTGACCTACTTCGTAAGAAATAAGGTTACCTTCTGGAGTCTCAAACTTTCTTGTAGATAGAATATGATTTCATCCATCAGCTACTTCTTTAGATATTGCTATCTCAAGAAGACGCCTTTGGAGTGAAATCGGAAATCTATCTGTAGCTGATGACAGGTCTATAGATCAAAACATATTTCCATCATCCTTTCATTTATTTGTTGGATCCTGTGTAAAAGTCCTATCACATGGTAGATTATTTAATTTCTTAAATATCTTTTCATGTATAGGTTTAAGGAAAAGTTGAGTATAGTAATCAACTATAGCAACTATCCTTAATTTACATTCAGGATCATAAATAAATGAAAGTTTACCTAGCTTTTGAGAAGGGAAACCCTTCTCTCAAGCATAGTTATATTGATTTTGGAAATAATCAATACCTTTTTCATCTGTAATCTTAAATATAGATGCCATAAGATCATATGAGTATGATAACAAAGAACTGTAAGCAGTCTTTGTTGCCTTACCATTTGGTCCAGCCTTATTTGATATATAAATAGATTTTATATCAAATTCGGGTTTTGACATCTTAAGATTATAGTTGTTTACGAATTCTTTAATAAAACCGGTAGGTATTATTTTTAATACCTTACTTGGTTTTGTTATTGAATCGTAATCAGGCTTGATTTTAAGTTTTTCTTTTCCTTTAGCTTCTAAGGTTCTACTCAAAGTTAAGATAGTCATTAAAAACTTCTTTTCTTCAAGTGATCCATTAGCTAAGGGTTTAAGAAAACTTAATTGTTTTGGTCACCCCTCAGTATCTAAACCTATTTTAAGTTTATTAAATAATAATGGAGATCCACATATGTACCTAGTACAATGTAGTCTACATGTTTTTAAATACTTCACTGTCTTAATAAGACCTTGATTATTTAAAAGATTATTTAATAATTTAAAATAGGGGTTCAGATAATCTACTGGATTAAGAGTTGGATAGATTATATTACATAGCTTAACTGTTATGTTATATAAGTTTCTATTCATTTATTTGTTTTAATAATAAAATAGACTCTTAATTTGGTTTTATCTTGGACCTTCGAACTTAGGTGGAAGGTTTACCTTATAGGTACTACCTATAAATGGCCCTTTATAGATCATATGATGATAAAGGGGCAAAAATTACAAAACCTCTTGTTAGAGATTTTCCGGGTAATCTTAAAATTATTTAAGATTACGGGGTAATACCCATT